GTTGTAGTGCCGGGTCAGGCCTGCGGGGCTGGCACCATTCGCAGGGGCGCGTGCAGAGACAGGAATCACCATCCCAGGTGTCGCACTGCCAGTCCCACGAGCAGCCGTAGGTGAAACCCTCGCCACCGCAATTCGAGCAGTCGCCCAAGTCATAATCGTCGCCGTACTCGGGCTCGTAATCGTCCGCGCAAGGGATGAGCGCCTTTGGCTGAGACTCGCTTGCGAGGCTCAGGTCCGAAGGACCGCCAGCCCGGTCAGCCGAAGGCTGATGCGCCCCGCTCACCGGATCACCGCCGCCAGCAACCCGGCGCCAACAAGCAACACAGCAATACCTCCACATACAAGAGCTGCGGACGCACTGTCGGGAGCTTCCTCCATGCGCTGGATGTCCTCGGGATCGGTCCAGAGGGGGTCGTCCAGGGGTCTCATGCCCACCTCCAAGAGTTGTCCCGCAGCGGCACAAGCCCGGCAGTGCCGTTGCGAACTGTGGATTGCGCAGCAAAGGGGCTTGCGTGATTCGAATTGGAGGAAAGCGCCACCGGGGCAGAGCCGGGAGGCAGAGCGCCCCGGTGACGAGGTTCCCGCGCTACGGGATCATAGGGGCGCGCGGGGTCGTTGTGATGCGCGAGGGGACAGCCGCTCCATGCACACGGCCCGGTGACGAAGCCGCCGTGCCAGGATTCACCACAAGTTATGCAGTGCGAGAGGCCAATCATGCCGCCTCCGCTTGCCGGGTAGCCGAGCGAGCTATGCTCAGCAGGAGATCGCGGAAGGGCTCCGGAGTGCCGATGCGCGGGGCGCTGTCGGTCCCGCCGCCGCGTCCGCCAACCTCACCGAGGCGGATGGCGCGCTTGAGGCCCATCCGCTCGACAACAGCCGGGTCAAGCTGGCGCTCGCCGATGCCCCAATCCAGCTCGGGCAAGTCTCTATGAGAGACCCCATAGACCAGCAGCAGTGTGGGCTTGCGGGCATAGTGGCCGTAGCGTCCCTGCTCGACGCAACAGGTCCAGTAACCCTGCCAATGGGCTCGTATCCAGCCACCGGAGCGCGGTGGCACGTTGAAGCCGAAGTGCGGCCAGGCGTGCGATCCCCACGGGTGTTCGATCACGCCGCCGAACTTGCGGATAGTGCGGAGGGCGCTCTTGAAACAGCCGCCGTCGTCGCCTTTGGTTTTCCGCTCGCCAGTGCGCTTGATGAACAGCGGTTGCCCGGCCCACAACTTGCCCCACCGCTGGCAGGGCGGATGCGCGACAACGGGATGCGGGCCGGCGTACTCGCGAGCATCGCGGGCTTCATCCCACGGCTCCACATCGGGCAGGCCGAAGTAGCAACCGCCAGTCTCAACATAGAGCGCCGCGACAGTCACCTATGCCGCACTCCACGGTTCGGCCGTGTCGTTCGCCGCCTCGGGCACGGACACGCACCAATGACGCGCGTTGATCCGGAGTATGGAGCGAACCTTGATCGCGGCAAGAAACGCGCGAGTCATGCTTGGCACCGGAACAGCGACCAACCCGCGATGCGCAGCTTTCGGGCACGCCAGCGAAGGAGCATTACCCACGCGAGGCGGTCGGTCATGCTGCCATCTTTCGTGCTGCGTCTATGTCGCGCTTGTTGAGGCCATCGAGCGGGCCGTATTGCAGGCCGGTCGCATCGTAGATTTGCAGGGCCATCGTCAAAGACGGGCGGCGCTTGTCATTGATGATCTCGAAGGCGTAGGATTGGCTGATACCAGCCGCCTTAGCGAGTTCCGGATATGTTAGGGGTTTGGCCATGCCGTCTTTTCGCACAGCCCGAACCCGTCCGCAACCTCTTTTTTCGCGCGGGGCGAAATTAGGTGTTGCAATACCTTTCGCCATGTGCGAATAAGGGGCATGAGATCGCCCCGCCCCTCATTCACGCCGACCGACAAGGACCGCCAGCGGTTCATGCGCCGCGTACTGGTAGCCGAGAATGGCTGCTGGCTGTGGCAGGGCTACCGTGACGCCAAGGGCTACGGGAACTTCTACATCCAGGGCGCCGGTTACCGCGCCCACCGTGTCGCTTACGAGATGTTCGAAGGGAAGCACCCCGGCGCACTGCTGGTCTGCCACTCTTGCGATAACCCGAGCTGCGTCAATCCCGCCCATCTGTTCGCTGGTAGCGCGAAAGACAACACCGCCGATATGCTGGCGAAGGGGCGAGGCAGCTTCGGCGAAACTCACGGTCAGGCCAAACTAACGACGCCCAAAGTGCGTGAAATCCGCACAGGCGGACTAAGCGTATACGCTGCCGCGAAGCACTACGGTGTTTCTCGGAAGTGCATCCGCCTTGTTCGCGCCCGGAATACTTGGAGACACATCCTATGATCAAATACCACCTCCCCCACGCGATTGTTCTCGCGTTCATCGTGATAGGTGGCGTGATGCTGCTGGGCGGTGTGGCATGAAGGGGGCGATACCTCCTTCGGAGGTCCGGGCTGCTGGCCTACGGCCTGAGCCTGCTGCGCAGTCTCAGCAGAGCAGCATCCCTATCGCGGGGCATACGCCGTTGCCGGCTCTCATCATGACGGAACTCGATAAAGACCTGAGCATCCCCACCGAGATCACGTGCAAGGTTTACGCCGCGCTCAAACGGGTGCCGCTCGCAATGACCGCCAGCGAGCTTCTGGAAGTGAGTGAGGCGTTTGTCTCGCACCTTGGTCCCAATGGCTACTTCCCCAATCCGGGGGCGCCGCTGACCAGACGAATGCGCGCGGCCATCGCCAAAGCGCGGGGGCAGTCATGAGTATACCCGTTCGCATTCCCCTCAATCGCGAGGATGCCGCCGAGGAAGCGCTCGCCCGCTTCCGCACGCAATGGCCCGCCGAACGGTGCCAGCGCCTTGCCAAGCTGGTTGATGGCGATCCCGCCGAAACCGCGAAGGTATGGGCAGAGGCCCTTTCCCGCCCGGCAGAGACGCCCGCCGATGACGTGGCCCGCGTGCTGCTGTCCGATGACGAGATGCTCGGGCTGGCAAAGGGTCATCGCAAGTTCAATCGGGAGAACCGGCTTTGACCTACCGTCCCCGCCTCGACACCTTCGATGCCGCCCTGAACACATGGCTTACAGCCCATGACCTGTGCCTGGCCGATCTCCAATCCCGCCATGAACAGCACAAGGCTGACCTCAAGGCATCGGGTGATCGTGTCGCTGCATTTCTTGAGGAGCATTCGTGATGGCTGAGGTTTCAGAGGCGGCGATGGCGAAGGCGTGTGAGCTGCTAGATGCAGAATGCCGTGAGCCGGTTTCGACCAGCGATTTCATTCGTGGCGATCTCGTCCTGAATGCATTCTCTCATTTCATCCAGGATGTATCCGATGCGGCGAAGGAACACGCCCGCCACTACGGCGACAGCTCGAAAGAGTGGGCAAAGCTCTACGCCTTCATCCTCCCCGATCCGGTGGACCCGCTGCTGATCGAGGCGCGGAAGCTGGTCGAATGCACAGTCCACTGGTCGGCGGCAACTGACCGAATGCTGCAATCTGGCCAGAACGACAGCACGCCCGAAGTGAAGATCGCCCTCGCCGCCCTCAAGCGTGGAATGGAGCTGGCGAAATGATCCGCACCATAACCGCCTTTCGTCTTGAGTATGGGGGATGGGCTTTGGCTAGGGAGGTGGAGGAAGCTTTGAGGGCTGCTGTCATCGTCGTTTGGGCGATTGCCGCCTTCGGCGCCACCGTGGCTCTCGTGAACCAAGCCCCTTCGGGTCTTGGCCCTGACGGGCTTCGATCCACTATCGCAGGAGAACGCTGATGGGCCGCGTAAAATCCGAACTCGCTTGGGAACAGATCGAGCGCGAGAAGGCCGCGTTGGACGGCATGTTCCGCGATGCGCAGATCGAGGCTGGCGCAGCCGCCATTTGCCGCCTTCGCCTGCCATGCACTGCCACGATGACTTGGGACGACTTCCGCAAATTGGCTGAAGCCGTACTCGATGCGCAGGTGTCAGCATGACGGAATGTCTCAACTGCGGCGGCGAAGGGTGGGTCTGTGAGAACCACGCCGATCGCCCTTGGGATGGCACTTCCAACCGCGACGACGCCTGCGACTGTGGTGCGGGTATGCCCTGCGGTGTTTGCAGTCTTGGGATGGCGAGCGCGGGATATGTGAACCGGCGCGAGAAGGCCATCGCCACTTGGCTGCGCGAACTGGAACCGTCCTACTCTGGTTGGAACCCGCACGACGAGGAACACGACGATGCTCGGAATGGCGCGATCCGCTGGGTTTCCGAGCAAATTGAGAACGGCAAGCACTGGCCTGCCGCGCAAGCGATCGAAGCCCGCAGGGCGGAAACCGGCACGGGTTCCGTTCACGAGAGCGCGGTTCCCGAAGGGAATGCGTCATGAAAACCTCTCCGCGCATCTTCGCATCCTCGAACCCCACGGAGCAGCGCCTAGGCATCCTCCCGATGGCCGAGCTGGACCGCCAGTTCTGGAAGCTCTTCCACACAAGAAAACAGTCCTCGAACAAGGGAGACAAGCGGTGAGCGCCGTTGCCAAGATTGAAGAACCGCCCGTCCAGTTCGGTTCTAGCCTCATGGAGGTTATTGCCCGAGCTGCCAGCGATCCCGCCGTTGACATCGATAAGATGGAGCGGCTGATCGCGATGCAAGAGCGCATTCAGGCTCGCGATGCCGAGATGGCTTTCAACATCGCGATGAACGCGGCGCAGGCTGAAATGCGGCCCATCGCGGCGAACGCTTCCAACCCGCAAACCCGGAGCCGCTACGCGACCTTCGACAAGCTCGATAGGGTGCTGCGCCCAATCTACACGGCGCACGGCTTCTCGCATAGCTTTGACGAAGGCGATTCCCCGAAGCCCGAGCACGTCCGCGTGCTGTGCTACCTGTCGCACGTCAGCGGCCACACCCGCACCTATCACCGCGACATGCCGGCCGACGGCAAGGGCGCGAAGGGCGGCGACGTGATGACCAAGACGCACGCCGCCGGGGCCGCAGGCTCCTACGGCGCGCGCTACCTGCTTAAGGGCATCTGGAACGTCGCGGTGGGCGAAGAGGATGACGACGGCAACGTAGGGCGCCAGCAGAAAGCCCCGGAGCTAATCTCGGATGCCGATGTCGTCCTGGTCCAGCAGTATTGCCAAGCGCTCGGCGGGAACAAGCTGTCCGCCTTGCTCGCCGCCTACAAGGTGGACGCGATCCCCGACCTGACGGCAACGCAGGCGAAGGCCGCGCTCAATCGGCTGAAGGATCAAGTCGCTGAAGCGGCTAAAGCTGAGACGAACGCAAAGGCGGTGGCCAATGGTTGACCAGCGCTCGCCAGAATGGTTCGCCGAAAGGCTCGGCAAGGTCACGGCTTCGTGCATCCACAAGGTGATGGCGAAAACCAAGACCGGCTACGGGGCCGACCGGGCGAACTATCATGCCCAGCTCGTTACCGAACGCCTGACCGGCACCGTGGCCGAAAGCTTCAGCAACGCGGCGATGCAGTGGGGCACTGAAACCGAGCCGCAAGCGCGCGCCATGTATTCGTTCAACGCCGGGGTCGAGGTCGAGGAAACGGGCTTTCACCCGCACCCGTCCATCGTCATGTCCGGCGCGTCTCCTGACGGCCTTGTGGGCGGCCTGGGGCTGCTAGAGGTGAAGTGCCCGAACTCGGCAACCCATATCGCCACCCTCACCGGCGCGGGGATCGACCGCAAGTATCTCCTGCAAATGCAGTGGCAAATCGCCTGCACCGAACGCCAGTGGTGCGACTTCGCCAGCTTCGATCCGCGTCTCCCGCTTGAAATGCAGTTGCACGTCGAGCGCGTTCAGCGCGACGACGCACTGATTGACGAAATCGAAGGCGAGGTTCGCAAGTTCCTCGCCGAAGTCGCTGCAACCGTGGCGGACCTGGAGAGCCGCTACCTGAGGGAGGCGGCATAGTGCCCCTCCCTCGCTTCCTCACCTATAGCGACAGGGCGCAATGACCCGCGCCGGCAAGAACTGGCGGCGAGCGGCCACGACGCATTGCTGCCGAGGCCATGCCTACACGCCAGAGAACACCCTCCTGAACGGCGAGGGCTGGCGCTACTGCCGCGAGTGCAACCGCGCAGCCGCTCGCAGCTATTGGCGGCGGATGCACACATGAACGCGCCAACCGGCCACATCAAGGCGAAATACAACCCGGTCCCGACCAAGCGGGAGCGCGAGTATCACCTGTTGCTGATGGCCCAGCATCCCTGCGCGTGCGGCTGCGGCGAGGCGTCAACGGTGGTGCATCATCCGCTCACCCGCCACCCCGCGCAGCGCTGGCGGCGCGATCACGAGTTCGTGGTTCCGATGACCGACCACTGCCACCGGGCGCTTCACGCGATGGGCAAGGAAAGCCTGTTCAGCGACGTGGATTTTGCTGCCGAGGCGTGGCTATGCCGGGCTGCGGCGATCAAGGCCAACGTGCTGTGAGCGCCACCGTTCGCCTCATTGGCCCGACGCAGCGCGATTACGCCAAGCGTCTGATCGACAACGCGCCGGCCGATCACGTCATGAAGCTGGCGAAGGAAACGCGCCGGGATGCGCAGAACCGCAAGCTCTGGCCGATGATCGCCGATATACAGCGCCAGGTGCCCGATATGGCGCCCTACAGCGCCGAAGACGCCAAGCTGCGATTCATGGACGCCCTCGGCTCTGAACTGCGCTTCCTGCCCAAGCTTGAGGGCCAGGGCATGTTCCCCGTGGGGCACCGCTCGTCTGAACTGACGGTGGAGCAATTCGCCGGGCTGCTCGAACTGCTTTACAAGTACGGCGCTGAGAATGGCGTCGTGTGGTCCGAACCCAGGAGCCAAGCCGCATGACCGACCTGACCAACGAACAGCAGCGAGTCGGAGCTCTATTCGGCTTCGGTCGCGAACTCAGCGACACCCCGCGCGGTCATGCGGTAGCACAATGCCTTTATCTGCGCGCACTGCGAAGCTGGGTTAAGCCGGGCGCTTATGCGTGGTGGCGGCTCTGCGATGACATCCAAAGGGCGCAGAAGGCTGCCGCAGCTCTCCGCGATAGCGATCGTTACCCCGTAGGGGCGGAGACTACAGGCTCCGTCGGCGAAGCCGATAGAGCGCGGGCCGCTGAAAGCGGCATCGCCCAAGGCCCTTCCGCATGACCGAACCAGCAGACCTGATCGAGCGGCTGCGGGGCCACACACCGGGGCCGTGGTCAATCGTGAAGCGCCCGGATGGCACGATGGTCATTCTGACCCGAGACGACAATGGCAACCCGCGCAAGCACATCGCCGAAATGGCGTGGGCCGACAGCGAGGACGGCGAGCCGGACGCCCTCCTAATCTCAGCGGCTCCCGAACTTCTCGACATGATCGCCCACCTACTCGCAGAGCGTGACGAACTCAGAGAACAGTTGCATCAAACAGTGGACACTTTGGCGGGTGTCGAAAATGACGAGGCCCGCCTACTCGCAGCAGGGGACGCGATGGCGGTGATCTTCGGGCGCATTTCAGGCGGGCTTGTGGTCGATGTTGATGAAATAGAGGCCGCCGCTGCCCAATGGCGCACCGTGAAGGGAGAGGGAGTGTGAGCGACCTGATGGCAACTGCCGACCCGAAGTGCCCGGCGTGTGGCGGGCCGCTTTGGGTGCCGCCTCATCCCGCAAGCTACTACCAAGCGTCGGTGATTTGCGACTGCATTGAGGTTGGCCGCCGCGACGTGAAGGCGCGGATAGCCCAAGCAAAACGTGACGGGAGGTGGGCATGACCCCACCCGACACCCGCCTGCCCAATGGCGCACCGTGAAGGGAGAGAAGTGATGAGTGAACCATGGCGCGGAAGCACCCTGTCTGAAGGCGCTTCGAACTTCGGGCCAAAGCAGACCAAACCCCCCGTTCCCACACAGACGCACGTTTCGGGACCAAACAACAGCACACGCTTTACCGACTGCTGCGGCTGCGCGGTCAACAGGCTCCAATACAGTCGCAAGTTGGAAAACTGCCCCCGGTGTGGGGCGGAGGTTATCGAGCCATGACCCCACCCGACACCCGCGCTGAAATGATCGCCAAGGGGCTGAGTGAGGCGCAGCGTGAAGCGGTCATTGCCTATCGCTGGGATGAAACGCCGGTTGAGCTTTGGCACATCGAGCCGGAACCTAACGGCGGCAAGCTGATCCCGTTTTGGTGCCTTCCGAACGATCTTGGAGTTGAGGTCCTTCGTGAGTGCCGCATCCTCGCATCACAGGAGGCTGATCGTGGTTGATACACATGCGCTCTCTCGCACAAGCCCCAAAGGCAAAGGCCAAAAGTTCATCGGCACTTGCTTCAAGTGCGGGGCCGAGAACCTACCCGCCGAGGCCGTCTCGTGGCCCTGCGAAAACCCCGCAAACCTGACGCGCGATGGGGCTCTGATCGTCGCTATCAAAGGCCCCGCCCATGACCGCTAACACCCCTGACATGGTGGCCCACAGATATGGCCTGCTATCCTGCCCGTTCTGCGGTGGATCGGCAGAAATGCGCTCGTGGGATTGGCCTTACGAGCGCTGGCAGGTTCGCTGCTCTGTCTGCAAGGCTCACGCTCGCGCTCGGATGGCGAAGGAAGCCGAAGCCGGCGCCGCATGGAACACCCGCGCATCCTCTCCCCCCGGTGATGAGGGACATACCCTCGCGGGGGAGTTGGAGCGGCTAACTCACATCGGAGCAAGCCTTTTGCGGGCGTTTGCTCACGGCCTCAATGTTGACCCGGAAACTGTTCAAAACGGGAGCGAGGCCTTCGTTAAATCGATGCGCGAACACAATTCCGCCGCCCTCCGCACATCTGTCCCAGCCAGTGAGGGACAGGTGGAAGCGGTGGCCGACGACGCGCTTGTTGAGCGGGCGGCGAAGGCGCTGTGGAGCGTGGAGTATCCGGGCGGCACTTCATGGGATGATTGGGCTCGTAACGTCGAACGAAACCCAGGAGGTTTTGATGGTCGAGATAGGTCGCGAACTCTCGCCCGCGCCGCCCTTGCCACGCTCCCCGCCCAACAGGGGTGGAGGGAGGGGGTCGAAGCGGCTGCGAAAGTGGCAGAGAGAACAGCGATCTTCCTGGTAAGCAATCACAAGCGGCATCCGATTAGCATCGCCGCCGCCATCCGTGCGCTCTCCGCCGCTCCTGAGGGGGATGAGGACCATGAATAATAAGGGTTTAGGAGAGGTTTTGGCGATGCCTTACGGCCCGCGCTGTCGCCCTTCGGGCCGAGCCACTACGTGTCTCGTCGGCTTCGCCGCTTCCATCGCTATCGCGGGCGCCATCTGATGCCGTGGTGGGGAATCCTGATAATGACCACGCCTGTATGGCTTCTGGTGATTGCCTTCATCTTTATCGAGATGCCGTGGCTGGTTGAACGCAACACACGCGAGCGCAAGATACTGCTCGACATGCTCCGCGAACTGGCGCTGGAAACGTGGGCATGGGAGCGTCATGGCGTCACTTGTTCGCACAAGGACAGTGGCGTCTCATTCCGCATGGAGGGCTGGCGTTATCACCTGATGGCGGGGCAGGTTGTGGTGTTCAAGCGCGACACTAAGGGCGGCCGAATTTGCCAACGCATTGCCGACGAGATAGCGAACGAAGAAAAGCGCCTGGCGGACCTTGAGGCCCTTAAGGGCATGACTGAAGCGTTCAACCGGATGAACGCCACGCCATGACAGCCCCCGCCCGCTTTCGTCAATCGAGGCAGATGGCTAACCTACCCCCTCCCCCAGTGCAGGAGTAATGGAATGAGCGAGCGCCGCTTCCAGATTGGCTTTTGGGGCGCGCTGGCTATTCTGGCCGCTGTGATTATCGTAAGCGTGTGAGGAGTTGATGATGGATTGGAAAGAACGTGCGCGGGTGGCTATCTGGAGCGCCTCTTATAGCGGAGACCCCGAGGCCGTGCCGGTGTATCAGGCGCCGAAGCCGAAGCCGTGGTGGGCGTTCTGGCGGCCTACGGAATGGGAAACCATCACCGGCATTTCCAGGGCGCAGATGCAGCGGGTGGTCGAGGCATCGGCCCGCCGCGCCCCGTAATGAAACTATCCGGCTACCTCTACATCGTGGACGAAACCGGCGAGGAAGTGCCCGGCTCGCGGCGCTCGGCCGAGGGATGCCGCGACATCGCCGAGCTGGCCGATCTCAGGCGCCGGCTTGAGGCGATGATGGGCGACGGGTGCATGGTGCTCGACAGCGAGGTTGATCGGCGGGGTTAGAGCCCGAGGAAGCCCCTGCGGCTTGCCTTCACGGCCTGCTTGTCCCGCTCTTCGCACCGCTCGATGATCGCGATACTGTCCGCCGTGCGCCCGTTGGCGACGTCGAGCCGTCCGGTCTGAGCATCGGCGAAGGCGATCCAATCGCCCACGGTGGACCCAGCGGGAAACTCTGCACCTTCCACTCCCAAGCGCCATCCATCAGGGATTAGCGAACTGCACGCACCGGGGGTCGCTACGATAGGCCCTCCTGCGACACAAGCTGCGCAGGCCAGCGTCGTTGACAGCAGAGCCCACTTCATCGTCGGCACCTTCGGCATCGCGTATGCTCCTATCGTTGTCGCGCGTCAGTGCGTCGCTGGCGGCCTCGCGGTCACTGGCCTTCCCGACAGTATCGACCGCGTCCCTGCCCGATTCTAAGGCGCTCTCAGCCTGATTGCGGGCTAGGCGGGCCTCTGTTCGGGAATCTGCCGTCAGCGCCCTGTAACCAAGCCACAGGCCAAGCAGCAGGGCCACAACGATGGCGGCCCAGACTATCGGCTTGAGGGTCGGGATCATGCGCCGTATCCCGCCAGAATTTCGAGCAAGTGGTGCTGTCCGCGCATGAGCAAGCCGAGCGCGCGCTGATCGTCGGTATCGCCCCAGCAATAAATCTGGACGCTGCCATTCTCCGCGAGCTGCACGGCCACCATGGCGGTCGTTGGCGAGTAGCCTTCGCCAGCCTCGGATTCGATGCTGTCGGCCGATTGCCGGAGCATGTCAGGGATTGAACGGCAGTTCGTTTCGTATAGCGTCTCGACGGCGGCCAATTTCGTCACGGCTCAGTCCTCCACCTGGAAATGGGTAACGGTCATCCGCGCCTTGCCCGTCGCCCGCGCGCCGTGGCCCAGGCCGATCTCGTTGCCGCCCAGCACGAACCCCACGCAACAGGTCTCGTCTATGGCGGCAAGGAAGCCCGGCCAATTGCTTGCGAGGGTCGAGGTTTCCACCGCGCTCCACCCGCTGCCGAGCGGGGCGACGATCTCATGCTCGCCCTCGGCCAGGTAATGAATCGCGGCGGTGTGCCACCAGCGATAGGCTTCGAACTCGCCCCGCCCGCTCCAGTCGTCGCCTTCGCGCTGGAAATACAGCGTCAGCCGCGCCGGGATATGCGAGGCCGGGTCTATCTCCGGGACGGCGAGCACGCGGACGTCGGGGTCCATCTCGAGCCGGTAGCGCATCCGGATGCGGCGCTTGCCGGTCAGCGGCCCGTGGCGGAACGTGAGATAACCGACCTTGGGGCCTTCGCCGAGCGGGAGGTCGACGCCGATGGGCAAGTCTATCTGCCAACCGTCCGGGGCCGGCGCGGGGTGTTCGGGCATCCCCGGCGAGCGGTTGCCCCAATCGCCGGGCAGGCGCGGGCCGATATGCCAGGCCGCCGGGTCCAGCGTGCCGCCGGGGTGCGGCGCCTGGCCGCAGGTCGAGGCGGTGCGCTTTCGCCGTTCTGCGCGGCGGTAGGCAAGCACGGCCAGCACGGCGAGCGCGAGCACGGCGACGATCAGCAGTTCGATCATACCCCGGCCCCGCTAATTGCGGCGAAGATCGCGACCACTAAGGCTCCCCCGGCGAGCATGGCGGTGAAGGCCCAACGAACCTGCTCTTTGGTAACGTAGGTGGATTGTTGATGCCGTAGCTCGCTGAGAATATCGTTGTGCGACTTGGATTTCTCGTCGGCGGCTTTGAGCGCGACATTCACCGCCGCCTCGTCGGCCTTCCGCAGCTCCTCGAAATGCTCGCGCAGGGGGACGTGCTCGTCATTCACCGCGCTTCGCCGGCTTTGTCGTCACGGGTTCGTTCCCCGGCGGTGCACCTTCCACCGCCAGCGGGTCGTCCTTGGTTCCGGACGGGCCTTCCGCAGATTTGCGGCTCGCTTCCACACCCGCCTCTGCTACACGGCGGCCAGCGGGCGAGCTGCCCCATTCGCCGTTGATGACGCTCGATCCCCACCCCAGCACAATGCCGAGCGCCAGCATCACCGCGTCACGGTTGCCGCCGGGTATCTCGACCCAATACAGGCACAGCAACCCGGCCAGCCCGCCCATGATGGCGATCATGCCGACCGTGTAGCGGAAGGTCGAGCGGCCTTCGCTCACGCCCACCCTCCGGCCTCAAGCGCTGCCTGGAACTTCTCCGCGTGGCCCGCGATCAATACGGCGCGATCGGTCCCGTTGATGATCCGCCGGGCTTGCATGAACTGCGCGTGCGTGCCGCGGCGATCAGGCAGGCAGTCGTCCAACCCGCGCCCGGTGAACTTGCCGCCTTCCATGCCCCACACGAGTATCTTCGTGGCGACTTCCGGGGCGAGCGCGAGGTCTGGATTCTTGAGCAGATCGAGGCCAAGAAACTGCCCCGCGCTGGAATAGTTGCGCCTGCCCGTAAGCTGCACGAGGCCGCGCCCGGCGTAAAGAATGCCGTCATCGTCATCCTCGGGCGTGTTGCCCAGCGCGGCGGCCAGTTTGCCGGTGTCGTATTTGTCGAGGTAGGCATCGCTGCCCATTTCCTTGATCGGCTTCAGCCGGGCCTCGTGCCATGCGGTTGCGAAGGCGTAGGCAATCCAGCTCAACGGCCAGCGGGAAGCGGCGACGAGCAGGCGGTTGATCGTATCGACCTGCACTTCGTCCAGCGGGCCTGCGATCTTGCGGACGGCGGCGAAGAACTTGGCGTTATCGCCGAGCGTGTGGGCCTTCACCGCCCCGCCATCCTTCGGCATCCCCAGCGCCTTGGCAATCGCCGCCAGCGTCACGGGGCCGAGCTTACCATCGGCCGGAATGCCGACGTGGGCCTGTATCTGCGCGAGCGTTGTCATTCCTTGCCCTCCCTATCCTTGTCGGCCAGCCGCTCCGCTGCGACCCTGCGCTGCACCTCGTTGCGTACGTTGCCGTAGCCCTGCATTTCGGCCTCTAGCCCGAGAACCCTGGCCTCCGATTCGGCGTGCTTGCGTTCGCATTCCGCCAGCGCCGCACGCATGGCCACGCACTCCTCTTTCAGGCGGTCGATCTCTTGGCGCAGATCGTCCAGAAGCTCGCGCATTCCAGCATCCACGCGGGCTTCCTTGCGGTCCACGCGGCCAGCGATGAAGTCGGCCAGCCAACGGACGAAAAGGAAAGAAAGACCGAAACTGAGGCCCCCGACGCCAGTATAAACCGCAGTCGCAAGCGTTATTCCCCCCTCGATCATGCTCGCCCCTCATGCTTTTTCCATCCAGTCGAAATGCTTCCACGGATCGAACTCACGGGTCGTGTCCCGCGCCCGTCGATAGGCCACGCCCAGGAAGGGCAGTCCGGCGGTCATCTGCCCCGCGACGATCCACCAGTTCGCCCACCAGCTTTCGGTTGTGGCCCCACCATTCAACCAGGCGAACGCTACCAGTGCGGTCGTCAGGGGGATCGTCGCGGCTATCATCCGCTCGCCGAGGTCGAAGGTCCGGCCACGGTAGAGTCGCCAGACGAACCACCCGATGATCCCCGCATCGCAGGCGGCAATCAGCGCGAAGCTGTCCCCGCCCGTCGTCCACCAGTAGCTTTGCTGCACCGCCCACGCGCCGCATATCAGCAGCCCGGCGCCGCGAACCGTGCGGGTGAACGCGAACTGAAACAGGTTCAGCAGCGCGCACAGCCCGCACAGCGCGATCAGGACGGCAAGCGTCCAGTGCATCAGGGGTTATTGGGCGGCGGGCCATCGCCTGTGCCGCCGCCTTCAGCGGTCACACCGCAGCCAGCCGCTTCCATCGCGGCGCGGATGCCCGCCGCTGCTTCCTCGTTGCCGGACGCCTCAAATTCGGCGAGCAGTTCGGCCAGTCTTTCACAGGCGCTCATCGTCTCGGTCCTTCATGAATTGCTCGTGTTGTCGTTGAATCCACCACAGGGCTGCGAGCACCAGCAAGGTGATGATGGCGAGGATCGTCAGCGGTGTTCCCACAGTCCCTCCGCTTGTGGTATGCGGGCGGTGTGCAAAAGCTCACGCGCTGGCCTTACTGGCCGGTCTGGTTCGTTCTGGCGTTTTGGTACGGCCCGTTTCTAGCGGGCGTATCCATTTCGCTGGTTACGATCACCCTCTTCGGCGGCTGATTGAGCGGCCACAGGAAGGTTGTCGTTGATCGCGCGGGTGAGGATGTCGATGTCGCCAGCCAACATCGGCTCAGCTCGCGCAATCGCGCCAAGACGCCGCATGTGCGCCTGCATCGCCTGTGGGTTGCTCGACTGCGGGGTTTGCCGCAGCCACCGCGTCAGGTCCGGCGACATGAGGGCGCGGGCGGAAAGGTAATTGCGGCCCGCATTCGCGCCGCCGACAACGGCGGCCCCGGCGACAGCCCCGAGCGTCGTGCCCGTGCCGCCGCTTGCCAAGCCCGCCGCCCCGCCCAGCCCGCCGCCGAGCAGAAGATCGGTGAGCCGCGAGCGCCACCCCAATGCCACGCCTGACTTACTAGTGCGGCTGTTCATGGCGGAGGTAACACGCTTAACCTCCGTTCCGAGCATACGAAGGTTGCGGATCGATTCCGCCCCCTGCGGACCAAAGACGGTGCGGAGCGCGTCTTCGGACAGGTTCTCGGACTGGCTGAGGAAATGCGCGACGGAGAACTCGCCGGCATTGTTGCGGCCCAGCTCGCTCGCGAACGTGGCGGCCACGTCGGACCGCTCATCTGGGGCCAGGCTGGCGTAAAACTTGCGGAGCCCTACCGCATCGCCTCTGTTCGAAGCCATCGCCTGGAAGCGCGTCCACATTTTCTCGGCAGGGACGTTAGCCTGGCGCTTGCCGAGGAGCGTCTGAACAGTCCCCCCGATGTATTCCATGCGGGCGCGATAGGCTTTGTCGGCCGTGTCGAACGCGCGGGCAGCCGCCGCCTTGCCTAGCTGCGTCAGCCCGGCGCGGATGTCGTCCGCTGCGCCGTCCATGATCGCCAAGACCCGCGCCTCGTCTTCGCCAAATACCAGATCACCTTTACTGATCTTCTTCCGCAGTTTGGTTCGCATCCGGCGCAGGGCACCCACAGAGAGGTTTTTGGTTAGATCCTCGCGGACGGTTTGCAGATATGCGATTTCGTCGGCGTTGGTGCTGGCCGTTTCGCTGAGGTCCGCAATCATAGATTCTACGCGGCTAAGGCTTTCACGAGGTTCAACCCGCGCGTTGCCGGCCAAGCGTTCAGCCCGGTTATATTTGAGTTGCGCGGACTTGCCGGTCTTCTCGATCGCGCGGCGCCCCGCACGTTCGACCATCTGCCCGCCGGTCACTTCGTTCATCGCCCGCCCGCGCCCGCCAAGCTGGTTGACGCGGCCCTCGATCTGGCCCTCTATGTCCGTCATGCCGCGCTGGAGACGCGGGCCGCCGGTCAGAGTGGCGTCAACGCCAGACACGCGGTTGGCCAGCGAAGGATCGACCATCGCGCGGTTGACCGTCACCCGCTCAGCCTGGCCCGCATTAGCCAGGTCACGTGCGCGCGGCGCGAGGTTCGGTTGCCGGCCGAAGCGGCTTGTCACCATCTGCGCCGCGTTGCCGATATGGGGCGCTGCCCATTGCATGGCCGGCGACACTGCCGCGCCGATGGCGGCGCCCGTTGCGGCGCCGGTCAGGCTGCCGCTCGGGCCTTCGCCCGCGTTGAAACCGTAAATCCCGCCTGCCGTTGCGCCGGGGCGCACGGTCGCCCCGATGGCCGCACGGCCGAGCTGCGATGCCCGCGCCGTATCGCCGATGGTGGTGGCCTGCCGCGTAAGGCCACCGAGGCGGCCCGCACGGGCGAAACCCAAGCCGGCGGTCGGCAGTGAACCCAGCAACTCCGCGCCCCCTGCGACATAGGGATGCGCCTGACCCGCTCGGTCATGTTCTCTGCGGATCAGATCGCGCTCGGCTTGATAACCGGCAATCGGATTCTGCCCTTGGAATGTGGCATTGACCGCCCCGCCGATACCGCCGGCTTCGTCTATCCCGCTCAGCGTGAAGCCCTGCGCCGCGCCTATGCCCGCTGCGCCAGAGAGGCTTTCGGGGTCAGCGCCGCGCTGCTGAAGCACTTGGTCGAGCTGGTTGTAATACGATTGCTCCGCTGCTTCAGCACCCGAACCCGTGAAATTGACACCGGGCTTCTGCGCGTTGGTCAGCGCAGCGGAAATGTCGGCGTCGTTGACGCGCATTCCGCGCCGGCTGTACCATTCACGCACCCCGTCGATGGTCAGGTCAGGGTTGCCCCGGTTGGCGTTCCAGAAAGCGTTGATCTCGGCTTCGCCGCCCGGCTTGAGACCGTAATTCTTCTCCAGATAGGACGCGGCGCTGTCCTGCATCTCGGGCGTGTCGCTGCCCCATTGCACGCCGCCGGAGAAGACTTCCTTCTGGGTCGGCTCGCGAATGCCGGGGATGTCCCCGCGTTCGCGCTCCATGCCCGGCCGAACGGGCGCTCCCTCGCCCCAAATCTGCCCGGTGGTCTCATAATAATCGTCTCGGAAGGGGAGGCTGTCATGCGGGCCGACTACTCGCTCCGGGTCGAAACCCATGGCGGTGGCTTCATCCTCAAAGCGCTTGCGCTGGAGAAGATAGGACCGGCTTGTTTCGACAGCCTTTGTGTTCATGTCGCGCTTGAGACCGGAGCGGACCTCGGGGGGCAGCACGCCGCCGCCGTCGAGATTGAACTCCCTGCGCAACTTGGCCGCCTGCGCGGACAGCGTTGACGAGCCAGAACCCGCCATCTCGACGTCGCCTTCGCGAACCGAGCCCATCGGGTCCATGACCTTCGCCCATGCGTAGACAAGCGAGCTGTCGCCCGTGCCATCGTCGGGCGCCTTCAGACCCGCCATAAGCTGTGGCAGCGTCGTACGGTATTCCACAATCGCCGGCATTTTGTCGTATCGCTGGCGGAGCGTGTCTATTTGGTTGAACTGATCATTGCCCTGCTGGCGATCCTCGCCGCGCTGCTGAATGCCGGTGCCAATGTCCGCGCGGACATCGCCCCGTTGCTGGCTTCGTTGGTCCTCCTGCCGGCGCGCTTCCTCCGCAGCCGCGCGCTGGGCAAGGATCGGATCGGGCGCGATGTGGTAGGGGTTTTGAGCCGCCGGCTGCGGCTGAAAGATAGGATCGTTTAGCCAAGGCTGTGTCATCAATAACCCCTTAGCGCGCGCAAATTGCGGTTGACGTAGTTGCGAGTTTCGGCGGGCGCATGGTCAAGCCAGCGGTCGCCATAGTTTTGCAGGGCGCGGTCGAGATTGCCCGGCCCCCAATTGTAAGCACCCCACATCTTGGCCGGGTCGCCGCCGTACCGATTGAGCATGGCGCCGGTGTATTCCTCGCCTACCCGGTTATATTCGGTCGGGGAGTCATCGCGAGCGGGCGAGATGCCGAAGCCCGGATCGCGGGCCGTTTCAGGCATTACTTGCATTCGGAACCGTGCTCCCCTGGGGGAGACGACCGGCGAGCCTGCGCCGGAGTAGTCACGGTTGCCACTTTCGGCCTGTCCCGTGATCTGGTTGATGTCAGAATGGGAAACTCGGCCCCCCGGAGCGAAAGCCGCCGGTGGCGTTGCCGCCACCGCCTCCTTTGGTGCGGATGGTGCCCTGCGGGTCGCGATATTGCGTGCCCGGTGGAAGCGCGTTGTAACCCGCTTCGTCGGAAACCGTTGGCGGACCGCCGCTCTGTGCGGGTGGCCGTGCCTCGCCCGGCTGCGGCCAACCGGCAGATGTCATCGGCGGCGGCGTTACCCATCTGTAGCCGGTTTCCGGACTGCCGATCATCTGCGGCGCGGGGCTGGCCATGGTGGTCGCGCGCTGGCGGGCAAGCTGCTGCGCCTCGGGCGAAGCGGGATCGATCCCCGCCATCTTGAGCGTGCGGACGAACTCGCTATCCGCCTGTTGCCCGTACCGGCCCGACAGCACCGTATCCGCCGCGCCCGACTGCACCAGCACCTTCGCATCCTCTTCGGGGATGCCCTGCCGCACGAGCGCGGCAACCGCCGCCTGGGCCGCTTGCGCCTTGGCCTCCTGTTCGGCGCGGTCGGTGCGCTGCTTTTGGCTGAGCGAGCGGATTTGCGCTGCTGTGCCGTGGTCGCCATGCGCCGAAGCGCCGGCCGCAGAAAGGCCGGTTGAAACGCGGTCCCAATCGATGCCCTTGAGCGTTCTGCCCAATCCGCCGAACAATCCCATTACAGCGCTCCGTAGTTAACGGTTGCGTATCCGCCGACAGTCGGGCCGAGCGCGTGCGGACGGAGGGTCGCAACTTCATCGGCCATCACACCCCGCTGGCGCTCCCCGCCCCAGATGTAGTCAAACTCATAAATGCCGAGGCCGTCGTTCAATGTGCCCACCCGTTTAATCTTGGTCTTGAGGCGGCGGTCGGAAAACAGGGTGCCTGCGAGCTGCCCGCCCGCAATGAGCGAGTCGAACAGCGACGGGCTTGACTTTGTCACGTTCGTCCCGGTCATGGTCCCGCTTTCGGTGCCCTGCATCTGGCGCCCGATCAGCGCCTCATATGGGGTCATGCCGTAGAGCGATCCCTCAGCCTGAAGCTGCGCCAAGGGGGCAAGCGCCTGCTGCTGCTCGATCTGCCGCTGCTGCTCGCCCAGTGCCGTCATAGCCGCAAGGTCGGCCCGCTGGCCTTCCCCGGCCTGCCCGGAGAGCCCGCCAAGCAACTGCGCGGCCTGCAGCCCCCGGTTGGCCGCCACGTCGCCCTGCTGGGCGTTGAACCGGCCCGCGTCGGACGTGAGGCCCGCCTGTGCCAGTTGGAACTGGTTGGTTGCCCCTTGGTTGGCCAGGCCTGCCTGCTGCTGCAGGGCGGCCTGCGTAAGGCCGAACTGGTTGGCCATGTCGGCGCCGTAGCGGGAGGCCTCGTTGTTGAACCCCGCCTGCGTAAGCCCGAACTGGTTCCTTGCCGATGCGTCCTGCGCGCCCAGGCTCGCCGCTTCGCGGAAGCCCTGCGCACGAAGCCCCGCTTCCGCATCGCCCCTTGCCCTGCCCAGTTCGGCTTCCGTTTGCGCCTCCCTGATGCCGAACCTTGAACCGCCGAACGCGCCGGCCCGGGCGCCCTGCGCCGCCTGCTGCGCCCGCACCTGCCCCGCGTTGGCGTCCATGCCGGCAAGGGTGCGGTTTACCACGTCCTGCTCATACGGGTTTTTATAGGCGCCCATGTTCGCCGCGATGGTCGAAGGGTCGCCAAGCTGGGCTGCGGAATAGCCCTGTGAACCCGGAAGCTGCGCCCCGGAAAATTGGGCCGCCGCGCCAAGGTTCGGTGCGTTGTAGGTGTTCGCGCCCATCCCCCCGGCTGTGCTTGCCATGCCGGCGGCCTGGGAAAGCCCGGCCTGATAGCCCCCGAGGTTCTGCGCTCCCCGCCACGCCTGTTGCTGCAGCGGCGAAGCCCCGGCGACGAGCGATTGCGGGTTCACCTCGCCGAAGTCGGCGATGCGCCCGTAATAGTCCTGCGCACCTTCCTGTATCCACGACGGCGTAATCGGCGTCTGCGTGGCGTTCGAGGTCGAGTTTTGCGTCTGGTCCGTGGTCGTTTTCGACTTTGACGTTGACAGGCCCATTACAGTTCCTTCCGCAGGGATACTTGATGGGGATTCCAGCCGTGTGATTTCAGCACTTTCGACCAGCCTTCCCGGCTCTCGATGAGCCCGATGGTGCAGCCATTGTCCCGCCCCCATTGCTCCGCAGCCGGGATGAGCACGCCGACAATTTCCCCGACGTCGCCGGCCGCGATCAGGCCGTGCGCCGCCCGCGCGCCGCCGGGATAAACCCGCACTTCAACGACCAGCGCCGCATTTTCCCCGACGATCGGCTGTGCAAACCCCCGGCGTATCTGGTCGTCCAGCCATTCGGTCGGGTAGAACGCCGGGTCGGTTGCTTCCCGAAACTTGTCCCTAAAATGGAGGTAGCCAGCCCAATCGGAGCTGTTCACCCCCGTGCGCCCTTCGCAACTCCGGTGAAAACCGGCTTGCCCATGCGCCAGAAGCTGTTCGTTGCATCGGCATCCTCGAACTTGACGGAGACGAGGTTCCCCGACGCGCGAAAGTCCTTTTTCGTCGTCGTCGTGGTGAGGACATGCGGCCCCTTGGTCGTGGCGGACGATTTGGGCCTCTGCCGCACGTACAGGGTGAGGTTGACGCTCCCGGTCTGGTCCTCGGAATCCGGGACGATCCGCTGGATTTCCATCTCGCGCCCGCCTTCATCGATATACTGGTCAGCGGATTGAATGAACCATGTCGGCGCGGCGGCGTTGGCGTTGTTGCCGTTCTCGGGCGCCATCAGGCGGTCGGACGTATCGACCGCGATGATCCCGCCATAGAACCGTGGATCAGAGGCCGGGAGCCATGCCGAAAAAGCCAGTTGTCCCCTGTACCAGACATGGCGCTGGGCGGAGAGCGATTCCCCGACGCAGTAGGTGACGTGCCGGCTTACCTCGCTGGTCCCGTCGCGTTCGTCCTGGTAGAAGAACCGTACCTCCTGATGCTGCGGAATCTGACAGGCGAACAGGTCATAGGACGGGACCGCGCTGTCGGCGTTGTCGAGAAAATCCTTCCAGATCGGGCAGGGGATGGCCTGGGGAACGGACCCGACCGTCCAGCTATAGAACCGCTTGTCAAACCCGGTCCAATAGGCCGTCTGCCCCACCACCTCCACCGCGTTAGGGCCGAGAATGCCGCAGTCTCCCGCCACCTTCTGGAAGCGGTAGGTCTGCGCCGGGTCGCCGATAAATTCCCCCAGCCACAGGTCCAGCGAGGTCCACACGGCGATGTAGGGTCCAACCCTCCGCGCGGCATAGATGACGCCCTGCGTGTCGAGAATCTGCTCGCCGGCATTGTTCGTGGAGGTCGTGGTCCAGTCGGTGTAATCTTCCAGGTCGGACCAGCGGATGCACTGGTGGTTGAAGGTGCCCGAGCTTTCCTCGTTGGTTCCGAGCGCCATGACCTGGCGCTGTTCTGTGACCAGCATCTGGATGATGACATCCGGCGCCTGCGTGACTTCGGTGGCCAGCCCGGTTCCGGCCCACACGTACAGGGTGCCTGAACCAGGCGCGGCGAGAAGGTCGGTCCCCCACGTATCGAGGCACCACGTATCCGCCGATGTGAAGCCTGATGGTGTGATGTCGTCCAGCCCGCCCGAACCATCCCACGACTGCAGCTTGGTGGTGGTTCCGAACCCTATGAGGGTGGTCGATCCGTCGCGCCACTCGATGATCTTGCGGCACGTCCCGGTCAGGGTCAGGGTGATGTCCCCGCCGCCGGTGAACTGCGGCTTGGCCCACCATTTGATGGTCTCGGGCTTCCCCTGCCGGAACCGGACGTTGTTCCCGTCCGCCCACTGCCCCTCAGCCGCAAAGGTGGTGTCGTCGCTGTTGATGCCGGGCGGCGGGGAGAAGGGGATGCGCATTATCTGGACTAGCCGACAAGCCGGTAGGTTGCCGCGAACAAGCAATAACCGGAACAGGTCCCGGTTTCGGTAACGACCGGCCCAATCGCAGACGGCTGGTCCTTCGCCATGAGGTATGATGCGACCCCCGAGACCTTCGTCCATGTATTTTGCGTGATCCCCTGCGAACTCAACGATACACCCGCAAAGGTCGCAACAAAATAATTGGACGCGGTCGTCGTGGTGATGAAGTAATTGCCGAAAAACTTTTCGATGTAGATATCGTGATCGTCATTGAATGGGTGGGTGGCGCGATAGGTATTGGTGGCCGAGAATGGCATCAGCGCATCGGTATTACGAAGCTCAAACGAGTATTGCGTTGTCGAAAGCCATTGTGTGCCGTCGTAGTAATATTCGATGTTCCGGTCGGTCCTGAGGAACCTGTCTCCACTGGCGGGAGTCCCGGGGAAGCTCGTCCCGCGAGCAGTCCGCAGGGTCGTCCCGCTGATTTCAAGGCCAGGGTCGAGCGAAAGCCACGTCACGACCCCCGCGCTGTCATCCCAGAACATGACCCGATCCGCGCCCGGGTCGGCAAGGCTCGCCCCGGTGCCCCCATCCGCCAAGGGAACATCGGTTCCCCCGGCCCGGTAGATCACGTTCCCCTCGATGGAGAGATTGCCGGCGCTTGCACGCGCTAACGTGGTATCCGAGGCGTGGCCTACCTCGATCTGGTCAACCTGAGAGCCGTTGAATGTTCCGCCGGTGACGGTTTTCCCGGTGAAGGTCAGGGCGGCCGGCAGGGAGAGTGTTGGATTGCCCGAGACCCCGTTTCCATCCGCGACGGTGATCTCCGCAGCGGTGCCGGTGATGGTCCGCGCGGAGAAGGTCTCCGCCGCCGTCCGCACGGCAATTCCGTTCGCGGCGAACGGCGTGAGAATGTAGGTCTTGGCCTGGTTTACCGTCACCTTGCGGGAGTTGCCGCCCTGGATGAAGTGGCCGAGTTCCGTCCCGCCCAGCGCCGACGCAGCGGTCAGGCTTGTTGGTCCCTTATTCGCCATTATGCGCCTTCCTGCAGCAAGGTGTCGTCGCCATCGGTCATGTCCCCTTCGAGCGCTTCCACGTCGCTCGGCGTGTCGCTCTCGTCGCCTTCCATGAGGATGCCGAAGCTATCCCCGCCAATCCTGGCCCCGATCAGCCAGACCTTGAGGCCGGCCGCGTTCGTCCCCGCCCCGAGAATTTCGATGTCCATCTCGTCATCATCGGCCAGCGTGCTGGTGGCGATGACCCCCGCAGTCGCGGCGTCAACGGACGTGGTCTCGCTCTCATCGATGGTCAGGGTGGTGGAGAAGATCGAAACGCCGCCCTTCAACACGTCGATTGTCACCGCGCCCGACGATGACGCCGTGGTAAGAGACGCCCTGACCCCGATCAGCGGGGTTCCTTCCGGGTGCTCCAGCTCGAATGCATAAGGCATCCGGAACGTCTTCTTGATGCCTGTAGTAAGCGCGGTCGTTTCGTCGCCAATGTCGATCAGGTGGCTCTCATACCCGGTCGAACCGGAAGACGAGAGGAACGACACCCACGCCGTGCCGTTGGAGAATTTGAACTGTTGCTCGGTCTCGTCGTAAACGATCGCGCCGACATAGCTTGCGGCGTTGGGCAGCTCGGACGTTGCGAATTGCTTGACCTTCAGCGGGGCGAACCATTCGTCGCCCAAAGCGCTCCTGATCGATGCAAGAACCCTGGTCAGCCAGAACGGGCCGTCCGCCGGCTTAAAGAAGTCGCGCACACCTACCAGCCACGGTTGATATTGAACGTCCGGTAGCGCTGCGGGACTTCGGTGTGGAGCCGGGAGGCCCCGCGCCGGATGGTCTCGCGCCGCAGCCGTGACAGGGCCTCATCCTCGGCGATCTGCGCAAGGCTCGCCCCCTCGGTATCGCGCAAGCTATCCCGGCACAGTATCTTTTTCGCCCGCGCCAGGATCAGCGCATAAGCTTCGGTGGTCCAGATGTTCGCCGCCCCGGCAGCGGGAGCGTCCACGTCCGCCGTGCCGTACACATAGATCGTGTAAGCGGCATCCGGGATCGGCCAGAGCTGGATCGTTTCCTCGTTCTCCGCCCACATGTGGGGCAGGCCCGTTTCGGTCCGGTATTCGATTTCAGCCAGCGGAACGCGCTCGAGCGTCTCGCCGCTGTACGCCACGGACTTGGGCACATAGACGCCCGACGGCATCGTCAGGGTGGCATCGCTCGCCGTGGTCGCGCCGGAACCCGATGCGCGGTTGAACCAGAACTGCTCCGTCTTGTAGTGATCGATCGCGTCCGTCACGGCGTCGATCTTCGCCTGTTCCATCGCCCCGCCGGACCCCATGTCGTCCCGGTCGAGGTTGAGGATGATCCGGGTGTACATTTCGGTCAGGGTGGCCATCAGCCGAGCTTTTCAAGCAGGGTCGCGGCGTCCCACCCGTGATAGGGCTTCTTGCCGAACTTGGCCTGATAGGCGGCGCGGGCGGCCTTGATGTCGCCTTCCGTCTCTTCGTCCGTGTCTTCGGCCGGCTCATCAACCCATTGCTCGGTATAGCGGTCGTAATGGCCCGGCCCGAGCCGTTCCCAGCCCTTGGGCGGCTGTTGCTTGAACCGCATGACGAGGCCATCGCGCCGCCACCAGCTTGGGGAGCTTTCTGTGGTCATTTCAAGCCACCTTTGCGAGTTTGAGGGGTTCGGGCTTGGTCAGCAGCGCACAGCGCCCCAACATGGTGAAGCTGCGCCCGTTCGCGGCGGCCCATTCCTGGACCTTGCGCGCGTAACCGAGGTCGGACTTCACATCGTCCGCAACGATGACCGTGCATCGGTCGCCGAACGTCTCGAAAAACCGCATCCGCGTGCCGTAAAGCCGGGGTGGGCCGTCGCAGAAACCGAGCGAAAACCTGTTCGGGAGTTCGAACTTTTCCACGTCATACCAAAGCTCGTCCGTGGCTGGTGCAAAGCAGATATTGAGCCCGGAAACCCCGGCATCCTTCGCCCAGCCGTGCGTCTGCCCGGCATAATGTTCCAGATGTTCCAGGGAATAAATCTGCTGCCCGGTCACCGCCGCCATCAGCACAGACGACATGCCGGAGCCCGTCTCGATGATCGGCCCGGTGCATTTACGCGCCAGCCCCACCATCAGAGCAAGCGAGAACGGGTCGGCGGCGTAGAGGCTGCCGGCGAACTTGAACACCTCATCCAGGTCGTTCCCGGTCTCCGCCCCCTCGCGGAACTTCGGGATCAAATCCCTGAGCGTCGTCCCCGTCGCCCGGCGGATACTGGCGGCGAGGCTGTCGCGAACGATGGTCTTGGCGACATGCCCTAACCTCAGTTCCTCGTCAGCGTAGAGCTTGCCGCCCATCTCGCGCCAGCGGTTGCAAAAATCGATGTCCCCGCCCCAGCGTATATGGTCTTCGCCTGGGCAAGGGCGGTCGAAAAACAGAATCGTCGGGTCGGTCCGCGCGTAGAACCACGGCCTTGTCGGCGCCATCTTCTCGAAAACGCTTCGCTTGATCTTCATGAAGCCGGTCGGCAGGCCGAGAACCTCCCTGAGCCCGCCCACCGGTTCTGCGCCGGACATCAGCCGAACCGGCATCGTCTCGCCCTGCCCGTCGCGGCGGTAGGGATAGACGCCCCCCACGATATCCACATCGCGCGAGCAAAGCTGCGCCAGGTCCGAAGGTTCAAACGACACGTCCGCGTCCAGAAAAACCAGCTCGGTGCAGTCGCTTTCCAGGAAGTCGCGAACGATTGCGTTCCTGCTGTCGTCAACGTGACAATTCCCAGCCAGAATCAGCAGGGAAGACGGAACCTGAAGAGCCTCTCGGCTGCGCGCCAGAGCGAAGGCGAGCGCAGCCGAGGGGTCGTCATAGGTGGGGACCGCCAGCATGACCTTGCGGCCCGTTGCCGGCGGTCCCTCATCATAGAAATGCGCCGACATTCAGGTAGTCGTCGCAATCAGGCCCAACGCTTCCAGCGCCGCTGTCAGGCGGGCTATCTTCGTCTCATTGAGCGCCGTGGTCGCAGTGGTGGTGCCGACGACCGTGACGAACGGCCGCACGATCGGAGTGGTAAGACCGTAAAAGCCGATCTTGTCCGTGCTGGCACGCCCGAAGTTCACACCGTCGTCGTTGCCCGTGCCGAGATATTCAACTGCCATTGGAGTAGTCCTTTCCGAATAAGGAAGGGGGAGGTGCTAGCCCTCCCCCCTCAGTTAGTTGAGGCCAAGGCGGCAAGCGAGGTCCGCACGGAGCGTCTTGTATCCGTACAGAATGTCGATGCGGCAGGGCAGGTTGTCGTTGTTGATGTCGTAGTCCCGGATGATGCGCACCGAGAGTCCGTCGATCACCTCGCGAGCCGAGAAATCGACACCCTTGGGCATGACAAGATCGGCCGTCGCGAAGGCGAAAGCGTCCTTGTGATAGCCCATGGAAATGCCGTAGTCGGCCGCGTTGCCGACCGCCGTCGAATCGTCCGACTCACGCTTCCATATCTTCTTGCCATCGGCTGCGGCGGCGCTGACGTTCTGCTTGGCGCCGGACGAGACGATGCTCGGGCTGATGAAGATACTACCGCCGCTGGCACCGGGAGTAGCGTCGGCGGTCACGACGAACCGCTTCAGCACGCCGGTTGAGGCCTTGGTCTCGGGATGCACGTCGAAGATGCTCTCGATCTGGATGACATCGCCAGCCTCGAACGAGCCCGCGCCGGTATCGATGTTCAGTTCACCCGCCGAGCCGTCCGCTTCCGCCGACGCGATGTCGGTCAGGTAGTCGCCTGTGCCGTCATCTGTGCCGGTGGTGTGGATCGGCCAGAGAGTGTTCTGAAACACCTGGGAAAAGCCCAGGAAGTCGTTGGCAACCATGCCCTCGCGGTAGTTTTTCGAGAGCTTGGCGGGATCGTTGAACAGGCCCTTCAGCGCCTCTACCAGGTCCGCATTGGCGGTCGTGGAGAGGTTCAGGCAGCGCCCCGAAATTGGGGCGAGGCTGTCAGTCAACCGTTTCGCGACCTTCAGCACCAGGGCGGTAGTCGCCGAGGCGCCAACGTCCGAAATCTCGTTCGCGATGTCCTTGTACATGGACATCGCATCGCTCTCGACGTTGGCGGCGAGCACGCTCATTGCCGGATCGAGAATGCGACTGGAGAAGTCGTCCAGGCTCAAGGTGAGGTCGGCCGAGCTGAAGTTCACGTCCACACCTTTCTGGGTGGCGACCTGAAGCGTGACGCTCGACTCGGCAGTGTCCTGGACATCCAGGGTCTTGCCGGTGCGGACGGTGTACTGGTTGGGAAGCCGGATCTTCAGCGAATCGCCGATCTTCGCGCCGGATTGAGCGAACGAGTCGTCATACTGGCGGTTGATGGTGCCGATGAAGTTCAGCTTCTGGTGGAGAATGCGGAGCGCTTCGCGCGTCACCGCCGTGGGAGTAAGGAGAGAATTAGCCATGGTGAAAGTTCCATCTGGGGGAAGGCCGGCGTCTCACGACGCGGGTCAGGGGTTGTTCAGCCCCGCTTGCGGAGCTGGTCGTTGCGGCGCTTGACCCATTCATCGGCCGACAGGCGATCCGAAAGCCCTTGCGGAGGCGGAGTGTTCGCCTTCACCTGGGCCGAGGGGGTCACCTGCTGGTCCTGAACGTGCTTGTTCGCCGCTGCTGCTTTTCGCTTGGCATCGAGACCTTCATAGGCTGCATGGAGAACCCTGGCGGCGCGGGGATCGGCTTCAAGGTCGTCGAGGTCGTCGCGACTGAAGCCAAATTCCGCGGCAAAGCCCAACAGCTTGGCCTTGAGGTCGTCGTTCCAACCGATCTCCTTGGTCAGGACGGCGCGCCCTTCCTCCATGCGCTTGGCGGTTTCCTGCTGCGCGGTGGAGAGACGTTCGTTCCTGAGGCGGGAGAGTTCGCCCAAAGACCCGTTGTAGGTGTCCTTGAGCTGCTGGAATTTCATATACTCGCGATTGATATATTTTTCGCGGTCGTCGTCATAGTTCGCCTGCGCGGCGGCCAGCTCGGCTTCCCAGTTTACCTTCTGGTACGACTGAAGCTGCTCGCCGATGGTTTGCACGCGGGCAAAGGCCGTGAACTCCGCATTGGACGTGTTCACCAGCGTTTCATGCTCGGCCGTCAATGCCTTGCGCTGTTCCGCCAGTTCCTGCGTCTTGCGGGTGTAGTCGGCCTGGCGCAGCAAGGCCTCCTTGACCTTCTGCGCCTGCGTCTTTGGAACCTTGAGCTTCAGGTCCTCGTCAAGCTCGACCTCTTCGTCCTCTTCCGGTTCCTCGATCGGATTGCCGTCGTCATCGAACTGAGGTTCAGTGCTCTCAGGGGCCTGAGGTTCGACTCCCGTATCGGCGGCGGCGGTGTCCGTAGACGTATCGCCACCCTCGACCAGGTTGGTCGTGTCGGTGTCCATTATCGCTCCTTCTCTGGGATTTAGCGTCTCACGACGCGCTTCAAGCCGCTGCCCTTATGGCTTGGCGGCGATTACATTGCCTGCTGCGATGGCGCGCGCACGAACGTCGGCTGCTGCGCCTGGATGCGCGCCGTATCAGCCTCAAATGCCTTGATCTCCAGCTCGCGGTCCTTTTGCTCGGCCGCCTTGAACTTCAACGCGATCTCAGCCTGCTTCTCCGCCTGCGCGGCCTTGAGCTGCTGGTTCTCGCCCTCGAGCTGCTGGATGCGCGCCATGCCCTCCTGCATCATCTGTGCGGCCTCGGGCGGCAAACCCTGTTGCTGCGGGTTGATGCGTTGCTGAATCTCCGCCGCGATCTCGTCCGCATCGGGCAAATCCATCAATTTGGCGACGCGCGGCATCAACACCGCCGCAACGTCCGGTCCACCGGCCTGCATCGCCTCCGTCATCATCAGGCGGTTTTCCTCGCGCATGGAGGTGTACGAAGGCCCGGCCTTGACGGTGAGGTCGTACTTGCCGGCCGTCAAATCATAGACCCGCTCGAACCGGGCGAAGTCGGGCGGGACCGGCTCGCCCTGGGGCGCCGTTGGAACGGACGAAGGCTGCATGTCCTCGCCCAGCACGCGGATCATGCGGGCGGTAGTGTAGACCTTGGGGATAAGGTCCAGAAGTATTCTCCCGCAGTGGCGGATAGCTCTCGATAGGTTGTCGATGAAATGGAAAGTTGAAACATCACCTTCCCGTTGGCGAGCCATGATCGCTCGACCTGAAGTCTCGTTGCTTCGGGCGCCCAGGCTGGCATCGTAAATCCCGATGATCGACTTCATGTCGTCGGCGGCGTTGAGGGCTTCCTGCAATGCCCCGGCCGGCACGCCTGCAAACGGCTGGCGCTGAGGCAGGCTGGAGCCCTTCTTGTACAGCAGGTAAGGGTGGTTATCGGTGTTGGCCGTGTTCCACTTGCTGGCCTCTTCCGCGTCGATCTCGATCGCGCCATCTTCCATGATCCACGGCGCCTTGGGGGCCAAGGCCACCAGCTCGGTCGTCGTGGTGCGCCAGTAGTTGAGCATTTGCTGCGCCGACTTGGCATCGCGGATCAGCGAACGAAAATGCCGCTGGCCTTTCTCGTCGATCACCTCGTCGCCATAAACCCCGACGATCGGGATGTACCGCCCGGCCCATTCGACCGTCTTCAGCACCTCGGCCCCGGTGATAACCCGCTGCGTGACCTTGTACGTCTCGATCTCGCGCGGCTCGCCGACGATGGTAATGCCGGCCGTGCCCAGTTCTTCCTGGCGCCGCTCGACATCCTCGACCTTGACCACAGAACCGTCAGACAGCGCGACGATCTCGCCCTTGACCTTCTCCCGCGTCCAATATTCGGCAACCACGACGGTGTCGTTTTCGGCGCCCAGCCCAGTCGGGCAATCCTTGTAGTCGAATGCCCAATCGACCTTTTCGGCCTCGGGATATTCCGCCTCGAACTCGTCGTGCGTCATCGTCGTGGCGACGAAGGCCACGTTCCAGTCCGATGTATCGCCCGCGGTCGATGATGGATCGCCGTAGATCGTGAACGGATTCGACACCCGCTTGATGACGATGTCCTGCTCGAACGTGTCGTCGCACGTATAGGCCGTATCGATGCGCCAGAAGCCGAAGCCCTGCCCAACCGCGTGTTCAACCGCCGTGTCGTAAGCCACATCAGCGTCAGAAGCGGTCTCGATGTTGCGAATGAGGCCGTTCATGATCTCCGCAACCTGCGGGTCGGCGGTGCTGTCCTGCGGGTGGACCTTGATCGACGGTTTGTTCTGCCGCGCGTCGTTGACGACCTGGCGAATGAACGACGGCATCTTGTTGAAGGTGAGGCAGGGGCGACCGGCGGTCTCGCGTTCGCGCTCGATCCTCTCCGGCCACTGGCGACCCATGCGGGCGAACTGCAGATCGTCCTCGGCTTCTGCCTGGTTCTCCTTCCAGTAGTCACGGCACCGCTCATAGGCCTTGCGGGCCTTGAGGATGACGTCATCGGCATCGGTCTCGGTTGTCTCGGGAGAAGGCTTCTTGCGGGCCATCAGGAGCTAATCCTCGTCATGCGCCCATCCACCCCCCGGAAACCATGCCCCGCTGCCTGGGGCCTTCGCGCTTCACTCGTGGTTCTTCGTAAGCGACCGCCATCAGCCCGAAGGCGTCGGCCCCATGCGAGGCCCAGTCATGGTTCGGCCCAAGTCCGATCCCGCGCTTTTCGTCCCGCTTTTCATGGTAAGCGATCAGTGCATCCCTGCCGGCTGCGGTTGTGACCTCATTGAACCACACAGAGGGCAGCAAGCGCCGCACAGCCGCGATCCGCACTGTCTTGGCACCCGAGGCGCCCGAACCTTCGCCGCGCAGCGTGGTGGCGCTGAAACCGGCGCTGGCGAACGCGCTCTCAAAACTGCCTGGGTTCGGCCCGTTCTCGGTCAACCCGTCATGCGGCAGAAATATCTCGGCCTTGGCGTATCCGCGATCCCGCAGCCATGTGACGTGTTCTGCGAGCGGCTGTCCCTGGGCCTCGTAATAATCCAGCACGCGGATTTCGCGGCCGACGAACTGGCAAATCCACATCGCGAAGGCGTCGGCTTTCGCGCCCGGCCCGCCGATGTCGCAATAAGCCCGGAGCGCAAGCAGAGGGTCAGCAGCGACGTGGCTGATCCGGCCATCCGCCTTGGCCTTCGTCATTCCTTCGGCGAAGTAGGCCCCTTCAATCGCTGCGTCGAAGTCACACTCCATTTCCCGGTCGTACTCGTTGCGGCTCATGTCGGTTTTCAGAGCCTCGAGTTCGTTGGCGGGGATCAAGCCGGTTTCCGAAGCCTTGAGCTTCAGGTCGAACCACTCGGGCGACGCGACCGCTTGCTGGTAAACATCGAAGAATGCGTTCCTGCCCTTCGGTGTACCGATGAACAGCGCCCAGCCCTGCCTGTCAGAAAGCGCCGGCCGGATGACCTCGCGCCATGCTTGCGGTGGCTGGTCCGCGAACTCGTCCAGCACCACCCCGTCGAGATAGATGCCGCGCATCCGGTCGTAGTTGTCGGCGCCGTAGAGCCTGAGTCTCGCCCCGTTGGGGAAATCGACCCGCAGCTCGCTTTCGTTGATCGTGGTGCCAGGAATGGCCCCGGCGTAGTGCTTGACGTAACCCCAGACCACGTCCTTGGCCTGGGCGTAGTACGGGGCGATGTAGGCGAACCGAGGATCGGGCTTCGTGCACCTCAGGGCAGCGTCGATCAGGTCCAGGATGCTCGCTACGGTCTTGCCCGCTCTCCGGTGGGCAACGATGCAGCCGAAACGTTGCTTGCGCCTGTGGAGTGGAATGAATGGCTCGCGGGCATGATAGCCCAGCTCAATCGTCGCCACGCGGCACGCCGGTCATAACCGTGAGCACTAACCCAGCCTCGTTTCCGTCGCCATCGATCGGCGCACGCTTGGGGTGAACATACGGCGCCGCCGCTTTGGCGCAGTCGATCCGTCTGGCTTCGTCCGAATTGTCATCGCGCATAACCCGCAGCAGGAAGTCGAGCGGCAACTCGCCGCCTTCCTGGGCGCGCTCGTAAGCCTCTCGGGATAGCTTGTTCGCCCCACCGGCTTTGCGACCGGCGCCGGGACGAGCGCCGCCATGTGCCATCAGAACCTCACTTGAATTGTCGAAAGTTTTTCATGGCTGCGCATTCTCATCGAGCAGCCATGCGAGGTATTGGTCGGCCAACTCCAGCGCGCTCAAGCCCCCAAGTCTACCCGCGGCGACGAGTGCGGCCTGCATGGTGACTGCAGCGCGCAGTGCCTCTATCCGCATTTGCTCGTCGGCTGCGTATGTGATGGGAAGCGGAGCGGCTGCCATCACACCGTGACCGTGCTGATGCTGTCGAGCAGGCCGAACACGGTGAGAAGCCACAGCACGACCGCGATTATCACCACGATGTTGAGCAGCTTCTTCATGCCGGCGGACATCGGGATGTAATTGTTGATCGCCCACATTGCGGCTCCGATGAGCACCAGGACGATGATTAGTTCGATGAGGGGCATGGAGACCTCCTAAAATAATTTGCGAAACGCGCGCTTTTCCGTTGACAGCTAGGACATTCTGCCCTATCCAGTATTCATCGAACGGGGCAATGCCCCACCTGACAAGGGAGAATGTGAGATGGAAAAGCCGATCCGCTACGAAGTTAGCAACCGCATCACAGGCAAGGTTTCGGTCTACAAGACTTCCGCCGCCGCTTCGAAGGCGATGGACCGCATGGACCGGGCCTACGGCGCTGTCGTTTGCACCCGCCGCGCAATCTGGAGTGAAACCGCATGAGAAACGCAACCGAGCAAGAAGCTGATCGCGCCATTGCCTTCTTGAAGCGCGCGATCGACGCTGCCGAGAATTCCAACCAAGCGGGCGAAAATGCTGTCGTTGAGGCTGCGGAGGCGATAGGCTTCCGACGTGACCCCCGCTGAAATCAAATCCATTCGCCAGCGATACGGCCTCTCCCAAACGGAGTTGGCCGCGTTGCTGCGTATCTCGGACCTGCGCACTATCCGCCGTTGGGAAAAGGGCGAGGTGCCTATCAGCGGTCCCGCGTCGATTGTCCTCGAAATGATGGACGCTGGCGAATTGCCCAACCGATTCTTCTAACTTCAGCCCGCGCGCAATCATCCGGACTTGAGCGGTCGGCGGGTTGTGCCCAGGGAAAGGCTGCCGAGCGATGCGAGTGCGATCCGGGTTTGGCGCGGGCTTGGCGGAGCGTAGGGGTGCGCTCGGGCCAATGGGGTTGCTGCGGGAACGGCAGCCATCCTTCCGGGTAGGCTCATCCTCGATCCGGTGGGTATCGGGGATGCAAAGAACACGCCCCGCAGCAATCTGGAATCAGCAGCCCGCCATGGTGCGCATCGTTGAGAGGCGTGGCGGGCTTTCTGTATTTCGTCGGCGCACTAATGCGCTGTAACTGGAACATGCCATTCTCATTCCCAAAGTCAAGCGGCGATGCGGGCATGGGCACAGTGCAAATCGCGTTCATCCACATCCTTGCCGATCCGCTCGCGCAGATCGCACCACAGGTCCAGCGCGCCGATGAACAAGTCCCGCGCGCCCGGCTTGCCGTTGCGCGTCTCCCACCGCTTGCCGTGAATGCTCGCCGTCGCCGCCAGCGGACGGTCGCACAGGATCATGTCGAGGATCATCCGGCGCGGCAGGGGGATGAGCCGGCGCCAGCGGGTGTAGGTCATTTCATCGCGTACCTGGTTCAGCCGCTCCACCAGTGCATCGCGGGATGTGCCCGAACAGTCCACTCGCGCTTCCGCTGCAGAGCCGCGAACGCCCACGTCGCGTTCGATCCGCTCGGCTATCCGCGCAATGCGTAGGGCCGCCTCGTATTGCGCGTTATCGATGCTGCCGAGCTGGTGCATCCGGACCAGCGACGAAATGCTCCGGCGGCGGAAGGTAACGGCCCGCGTTCCGGTCTCGACGTGCATCACGTCCGCCTCGGCGTAGTGGCGCCGGGCTTCCGCCGTGATGATCGGCTGGGCGCGGTCCCGAGCATCCGCCTTCATCCGGGCGCAGCGGAGCTTGTGCTCCAGGCTTGTTTCGTTGGTCAGGCGGGAAAAGGGGGTCATGCGTCCTGTCCTCGGGCGTTCTCGAGCTGGTGCCGGATGAAGCGGCTGCGCTCGGTTTCGGTGCGGGCCGCGATCTCACGGGCGTGGTGCTTCGACCAGGCCGCGTTGTCCCCGATCTTCAGTTCGCCGGCAGGGGTCACGTACCACTCGACGCCGCGTTCCTTGGCGTCGTTCGTGCGGTGCTCGTTGTAGCAATCGCAGAGGTCGTAAACGTACTCACGAGACGTGCGGTAGAGCGTCATCGTCTTGAGGATGTTGCCCTGCTTGTCCTTGGCCAGGATTGTGCGGGTTTCGCCGGGCTTGAGTTCGCCGCTGCCGCCCTGTTCTTCGCGGCGGGCAGATAGGGGATTATTGGTCATAATTACCCTCCAAAGCCTTCTGAAAATTGGCCTTCTTGAAAATCCAGTCGAAGCTACATCGCTGCCATCCGGTGTCGCCTCGGAGGAACGGCGACCTCTCAATCTTCCCGAATACGTCCAGGAAATCGTCGATTGAGTACTGCCGGATGCGGGCGCGCAGGAGCTGCTTGCGCTCGGGCGTCAGGTCCCTAACTTGCGGCTTCCCGAGCTTAGCAGCGAGCTTGTTCCACTCATCTCGAATGTGTTCAGGCTTGAGGGCGGGTTCATCGCCAGATGAACAAGCATCGTTAGATGCTAATTCTTCATCCTCCTCCATCCTTCCTCCTCCCTCCTCCATCTGCGGGACGATTTCGGAAGGAGTGGGGAACGAGTTCGGAACCTCTTCCCCACTAGTGGGGCATGGTTCGTCACTATGCCCCGCAAAAGTAAGGACTTCTGCGGTTGATGGGTGGACGCTGTTCGGCTTCTTGGGCCGTTGGAACTTGGCGAAATTGCGAACCGCGCCATAGACCTTGCCCGCAATCTCATAGCGCATGACGAAGCCGGCAGCCGCGATCTCCCCAAGTAGGGCAGCCGCGTCCGCATTATCGGCCGGAAGTATCCGCATCTTGAGTTGGAGCGGCGACCAGACAAATATCCCTTTGTCGTCGCACTCGTTCCATATGCCGATCAGCAGTAGCCGGGCCATGGGCGTGAGCGAGACGAAATCTTCATCGGTCCAGAGGCCAGGGTGGATCGAACGAATGCGGCTCACTGCTCACCGCCGTTCGCTTCGAGGTCCTCTATCCAGACCTCCATCTCGTTGCGCCAGTTGGTCCAGTTCCGGGCTTGCTTCGCCCAATCCTTCATGTCCTCAATGTCGCCGCCGAGATCATAGACCCGCTCAATCAGGTCTATGGCCACCCGCTCGTTGCAATACATCCTGTTGCGGACGATCGCGCGGACGTAGAACAGATCCTTCATCCACGGCTTATCGGCATTCCGCTTCTTCGCCCCGATGATCCGGGGGACCATGCTGAATGATTTCCCTGCCAGCTCGTTGTTGCGCTCGCCATCCTCGGGGTCGCCGCCCTTGTAGTAGCTCCCCAAGGCATCATCGAGCGCCGAGAGGATTTCACTGAGCGGGAATCGCTTGAGCCACCGCTTTACCGTGGACCGACCGCTTTCAGTCAGGTGGCAGCCTGTTTCATCCTTAAATCTATCCTCGATCGCAGCCACATAGTCGGCGTCCAGAGTGGCCAGCGCCTCACGCCATTGCAGCATCATCTCAAGCTGCTCCCGGCGCTTGTTCAGTTCGTCAAGCTGGGCCTTCTGCTTGGTGATGACGCTGTTGTCGTCGAGAGTGCGCGCACCCTTGCCCTGGTTGCAGGGCTCGCAGGACGTAATGAGATTGAGGATGTCGTTATCGCCGCCGCCGGCAACAGGGTTGATGTGATCGACGCGCAGGACAACATCGGGCGCCTGGCCGCCGCAATACTGGCATGTGAAGCTGTCGCGCTTGAAAACCTCAAAGCGCGTCTTTTTCGAGAGACCCTTGCGCTTCATTTCAGCACCCTCAGCTCTATTTCTGGATAACAGTGCCGAAATAGCGCTGCCCGCAGCGGGAAGTCCCGCACGATGAAGCCCTTCACGTCCTCCGCGATCACCTTGCCCTTTTCGAGATAGGTGAAGTCGGGACGGTATTTGGCCGTGTGGCCGTTCCCCATTTTGATATGCTTGCCGTCGAGGCTCAACTCATACGTCGGCTCGATAACCAGCCCGTCGATCGCCCCGGCGCGCAGCAGCAGGTGCAGTTCCCCGCAGCGCTTGGCTTCCCGCTTGCTGGCGTGGCTGTGGCCGTGGGCGCAGGCCGTCCGCTTGGCGCCGTACTTGTTGCGCGTCTCAGCCGCTTCGGCTTCCATATCGGCGATTGCGGGAATCATGCGGCCTCTCCGATGAACATGTCACCTTGGCGCTGGGCGTCCTCGATGCGGTGGCAGGCGATGTCGAAGTATGACGGCTCGCGCTCAATGCCGATGAACTGGCGGCCCATTTCGGTGGCCGCCACTCCGGTGCTTCCGCTCCCCATGAACGGGTCTAATATCGGGTCATCGCTGCGAAGCTGCGTGATGCACCATCGCATTAACCGGATGGGCTTTTGCGTCGGGTGTTCCGCGCCGTCCGTCATCAGTTCAACGCGGTTAAGAACCTTGATTCGAAGGGCGCCGCTGTAGCTGGTCCATGCAAGCTCGCCATCGGACTGATTGATGCGCTGACCTTTGTCCCAGACTAGCCACTTGCCGGTTGCGGGAAGGCAGTCCGCGAAGTAGTTGCCGCCCCATATTATCACGTCATCGGACAAGGCGAGGATGCGGTCGAATATCTCCTTGTCGGGGCGCTCGGCGTCCCATCCCATGAAGTCGTATGCCTTGCGCCCGCCGTTGCCGCCTGTGGTACGAACCTGTCCGTCTTTTCCGATGCCGTAGGGAGGATCAGTCAGAACGCAGTGGCGCCCGCCGAGAGTCGGGAGAATGTCCCGGCAATCGCCCAGATACAGCGTGGCGCGCCCAATCGTCTCGCACCTCATGCGGCCACATCCCGCTTGGCGTCCGCAACCGTTCGATCCCAACGGGCGTTGACCAGCTCGGGCCGTTCCAGGAACGTGCTGCGCAGCGCCGCAGAGTTATGCCGTTCCCATTTCAGGGCGTCGAGGAACCGCTCGTTGGCGAGGATGGCATTCCGCGATACTTCGTCAGGCCGATAGCCCTCATAGGCCTTGAACGGCGCCTCTGCGGGCTGTGGGCGGGGTGCGAGGTGTTCAGCCCGCAGCCGGCGGATCGTGCTTAGCGTGGGCGGCCGGTCGAAGTCCTCGCGGATGCGCGTCAGGACCGCGTGCGGGCAGTCCATGTATTGGGTGAGCACGCGCGCCATGCCGAGCGAACTGTCGTGGCGCATTTCCGGCAGGTCAGAGGCCATGCCGCCCCTCCCCGGCTTTGGTGCAGTCGTTATCCAGGATGAAGGTCATGCTGCCTCCGCGAATTTGTCGGTCTGATTTCCCCAGACGGTCCAACCGGGCCGGGTCGTGCGCGCGAAAAGCTCCAGATACGGGCCTTCAACAAGGCGCTCGATGCGGGCCGGAACGCAGTCAGGCTTGCGGCTGTGTTCGCGCCTCGGCTCGATGATGGCTTGCCGCACATCGGCGTTGAGGCGCTTCGGCTTGCCGCGCGTGGCGAGCAGGCAAACCTCGCTATTGGCGCGCGTCCAATAACCAAGGCCCATGTAGGGCTTCACGTCATCCTGGAAGAACTCGGTCTGCCGGGCATCAGCCTTTGTCCACGCGAATGCGCAGGTCTTGTAATCGAATCCCCAAGCCCCGATGGTGTCCAATGCTTCCGGGAGCATCGGCCACGTTGCCCACATGAACAGGACGCAATCCTCAGCCGCCAGATCGGCGACGGGCATCTGCTGAATGTCGGGGGCCTCTGCGGTGTCATAATGCTTGTCGGCGGACCTATCGCCCTGCGGAGCGAGGCCCGCACGCTGGCCGCGATACTTGCCCCAGCTTTCCCACCGCCACGGCGGGTCGGCGTAGATCGCCTTGAAGTGCCCGCGCGGAAGATCGCCGAACACGCTCACCGCTTCCACCTCACCGCCGGCTGCTTCGTAATGTCGCGGCGCATCTGATCGACGCGGGCGTGTATCTTGGCCCGTTGACGGTTGGCTCGATGGGTATTCAGGATGCGGGCGGCGTCCGATGCGTTCGGGCGACGAAAGGGCCAGATCATGGGCGAATGCCTCCGGCACCGGGCTCTTGCCCTTCGGGCTGAGCCGCCTGCGGCGTCTCATCGGTTCCCGCTTCGATCCCTTTCGCATAAAGGTGCTGGCCATAGCCTCGCCCATGACAAAGGGTGCGGGTGCAAATAGAGCCGCGCGGCCGCTCGCATCCCGGCGCGAGGCAAGCGGCGAGGGCCTCGGCTAAAACCTGTTGTAGTGCCGGGTCAGGCCTGCGGGGCTGGCACCATTCGCAGGGGCGCGTGCAGAGACAGGAATCACCATCCCAGGTGTCGCACTGCCAGTCCCACGAGCAGCCGTAGGTGAAACCCTCGCCACA